GCAGTCGCGGTGCGCGCATCAAACGGCTTCGCCCCGGATTTATCCGGCGTCTTGCGCGATTGCGTCGTATTGACCACGGCATCCTTGAACAGAAACGGCTTGCTTTTCCTGAACTCGGCAAGCAGTTCCGCGACGCCGGCCACCGCGCCGGTATCGTCGTCGATCGTCAATTTGGAAGTATCCAATAGCTTCAACGTCTCAGGATCTTGCAATCCCAGCGCTGTCGCCGCTGACCGCACCTCCGCATTGATGAGGCGCCTGTTCGACGCTTCGCGCTCCTTTTGCAGCAGCGCCTTGGTCTCTTCAGCGGCAGCGGCTTTGGCGTCGGCGGCAATCCTTTCCTGCGCCGCCTTCTCTTCAGCCGCCCTTGCGATCGCTCTCAGATTGGCGTTTTCGCGGCGCAGTTCGCGCGCATGTTCGCGCCATTCCGCCGGCAATTCATCAAGCGGCGCTTCGAGCATCGGATTGCCCGGCTTGGTTGCCGCCAAAGGCGCGTGCGGTGCTGCTGGCATTACTGGGTCGTCAGGCATCAGGCCCTCCAAAATGAAAAGCCCGCATCAGTCGGGCGTTGAAAAACGGATATTGAAAACAGAAAACAGGTATTGAGAACGCGCATCAAAACGCGAACCTCAAACGGAGGCATCGTCGCTGCGCGCCGCCAGTTCCGCGTCCGCCAGGTTCTTTTCCTTCGCCGTATCCTCGATGTCGTAATCAGCGGCGAGAACATTGATCGCCGTCTGGCGCGACATCAATCCGGCGTCCGACAGCTTGACCAGCGTCGATGCCGTATTCAATCGATCCTGCGCGGTCGTCGCGAACCAGTCCGGCCAGCGCAAACTGGCGTCCCTGGTGAGATCGAATGGCGCAACCGCCATGCCGTTCCTCAGCTTCAAGCTGATCTTGTTCGAGGCGCGGATAATCATGCTCACGATTTCGACCAGCGCATACTCGCCGTAGCTGATGCGCAGTTGATCCGCCAGCCACACCAGCGCCTGGGCCATCAATTCCATCGCGCGGCCCGACTGCGCCGCGCTGATCTTCTCGGCGCTCACGCGGTTGCCGTGCATGTTTTCCAGGCCGACTTCGCGCAGATGCTTCACGTAATCGAGCATCGCCGTGACGGCCGTGCCGTTGATTTCCAACAGCTTCGCATCGCCGTCCGCGCCAACCACCAGCGCATTGGCCGCGCCGCGCACGATCGGCTCGCCGTCGGCGCCGCTGGCCGGTTCCTTGATGAGGAGAGTCGGGTCGGATGAATACTTCAATCCGCGCCCGCCCTGCGAGAGCTGGTAATCGATCTCGATCTGTGCGTCAATCGCTTCGTCGGGAAAGGTCGGGCGGCCATCGACATCGTCGCCGCCCGGCAGGTTCTTGATCCACACGATCGGCACGAAGCCGAGATCATGCGCAATCGTTTGTTCCACATCAACAACCGGCGCATGGCCCTCGTCATCAGCCACCTTCCACGGCATGAACCAGGTTTCCGCAGTCTCGCTCCACTCGCGCATGAACCAATGCTGCGCGGCCAGGTCGTCATCGGCGATGTCGTAGCCGATCGCCTTCAGCGCCCTGCCGTCGACCTTGTATTTCTCGGTGACCGTCTCCAGCGTATCCGGCGCCTTCGGCTTCCATGCCGGCGTCAGCATGTCGGTGTCGAGCACCTTGAGAAACACGCGTTCGCCCAGCACCTGAAAGTGGATCGCCGCGCTGCCCACGCTGCCGCGCATCGCGGTGTCGATCATCACCTCGTTGATGCGCGCTTCCCGCAGCACCTTGGCCATTGCCGCCTTGGCGTCTTCGTCGCCCATTTCCACAGAAGGGAAATGCCCCTCGGAGAACAGCAGCGACACGGAATCGCTCACCACGATGCGGCAGAGATTCGAGCGCACGCACGGACGGCGCTCGCGCAGCGGGATATACTTGCCGTCGCCGCCCTTCTCGTCGTGGAATGCGTGCTTCAACTGGTCGTAGATCGTGCCCCGCAGCACGCGCTGAAGACACTGCAGGCGGAATGCCCGCTCCGGATAATCCTTATCCTTCGGAAAAGTCTTTTTCAGCGTTTTATACATATTTTCTTCGTTGAGGCAATGCTAGCGCCATTTTTACGGAGGTTTACCATTTATAAACCCGTGCTAGAATCACAGCAGGGGTATTTATCTTTAATGAGGATACAAATGTCCAAAGAACAGAAAAATCCGAAGATACTTTTTGTCGCTAATTTCGCTCTGTCGGAGGACGAAATCGCAGTAAAGGGCGCCACCAAGATTTGGATAGACTTCGAAAATGACGCAAATAAGCTGAAACTGCCTGCCTCGTCTGCCAAAAAGCTATCGCGTAATGTGTGGTTGCTTGATAGTGAAAATACTTTGCCCTATCTATTGGAACTTGCGAACCTAGCAAAGACTCACAATATTCTTTATCAAGCATACTTTCTCCATGATGACTTGGTAGAAATGACGGCTAAACCGCAAATGAAAATATCCAAAGAGGCGATTAATCATATGAAAAGGTAATAGAATCCGCTTATATGGCGGCTTTCTTTTTCTAAGGGAAAATATCTCGCCTTAGTTCCTACGTGCATCGTTAATGGACCCACGCTACGCTTAGGGCCTGATTACCTGTTCATATGCGGTATTTGTGCCGCATGCATCTGCGTCGCCTTCGTCACCGGCCATTCCACGTCGACGCAATAACCGATCGCCGTCGTGATGTGCTGGTATTTATTCGTCTGGTCTTCCTGAAATGTCGAACCATCCTTCAACTGCACGGTCGCAAGACCCTTGCTGCACCAGGGCGCCAAAACAGGATTCACGAACAGCGAGCGATGCCCGTCTGCCATGCAAATCTTGGCCCTCATTGCATTTTGCCTGTCCTTGATGGCCGGCGCCGCCGGCTTCACCTTTCTGGTGAACTTCCAGCCGCTCGCCTTCAGCACGCCCTCGATGTCGGTGTAGTCGGACGCATGGCCGTGCTTCTCGCCGGCGCGCCCGGCCGGATCGCCATAGATCAAAACGTGCTTGTTTTGATGCGCTGCGTATTTCTCGACAAACTCGATGGCCGCCTGCTTCGACACTGCGCCGGTCAGCACAATCTCATCAAGCAGGAACAGCGCATTGCCGCGCCGCACCCCGATTGCCGATGAGAGCGGCGTAAAGTTTTGATCGTGCATCCACATCAACTGCTCATGCGGCAAGATCGACTCGTCGGTGTGATTCTGCTTGCCGTAGTCCTCATAGATCCGGCCGCTCGCGCCCTCGAAGCTGGCCTCGTATTCCTGCCGATACTGCTTCGCCGACATCTGGCGTTTGGCCGCCGCAATCGTCGCCTCGGGCAGGATCTCCGCGCTCTTCCAATGGAACAGCTGCCAGTCGGGATCGTTAGACGACTCGGCATACATCGCCAAGTCGTAATAGTGATTCAGGCCGTCGGGAACGCCGATCAACCAGCACCACGCGCGATAATCGGGCCGCGACGGATTGAACGTGTCCAGCGCAGGGCGAATGTTCGCCTCCCACGCCTCTTCCTTCACGTCGGCGATCTCATCGATCACGCCGCCGGACCAGAGCGCACCCTCGATCCGCTCCGGACGATCCAGGCCGATCAACTGCACCTGCGTGCCGTTGTTCATGTAAATCGTCAGCTCGGTTTCCGACGGCGGCTTCGCCTGCAAGCTGCACAGGCAAAGCTTCTTCATGTCGGCCCAATAAATCTTCTTCACCTGCTCGCGCGTCGGCGCCGCGATGAAATACATTTCGTTGGCGTTTTGCATCGCCATCTTCGCCACGAAACGCTTCGCGCGCTCCGTCTTGCCGGAACGGCGGCCCGCCGGCACGACAGGGAAACGCACGCCGTTCGCCACGGCATTGATCAGCGCGGTTTGCACCGGATGATCCTTGAGCTTGTACCAGCGCGCCAATTCGCGCCTGGTTTGCAGGGAAACCTTCATTGCAGCATCATCGTGGAATCGTCGCAGAGTCGTCACAAATCACTGCGGCATCATTGCGGAAGAAGCCTGGCAATCTCCCGCAAAAGCCCCGCCTCGTCCGCCTCCGGCTTGTTCATCGAATCCATCACATCCTTGTAAGCTTTAAGCAAAATCACGCCGATTTCCGCCGCATTGTTCGCCGCCGCCGTCAGGGCCGCAATACGCTTGAGCGCATCAGTCGCCTGCTCCGGCGGTGCAGCGTCCATCTGGTCAGCCTGCGCACTCGCGATACCCGACAACCGCTGCGCCGTAGCCGCGCCATAGACCGCAGCGAACGCCAGATGCTCAGTAATAGAACTCAAGCGCGCCGCCAGGTCGGGAGCGGAATTCGGCACGGAATGCAGTGCCGAATGCTGTGAGAAATGCGCGCATGGCTCCCCTCTCCCGCCTGCGGGAGAGGGCGGCCCGCGTAAGGGGCTGGGGGAGAGGGAAGTTGCGCCCAGACTACCCAAATTTATTTGCCCACGTTGCCCAGCAAATCGCCCCCGTATCGTCGCCTCAGCCACCCCAAACTCCCGCCCCAATGCCCTGCCGGATTCCCCCTCAAGCAGCCGCTTGCCGACCTGCTCCCACTGCACATCAGAGAGTTTCGACTTGCGACCCATAGGTAATCATATTGAGGTATTAAATAAAATAGCCCGAACCTTAGAAGCCTGTTTCAAATAGATCAGAAACAGCCCCCTACAGGCCGGGCGAAGTCCATCGGTCAGGATGGGAGGAGACAACTGGTTGCAGGCCTTGGAGCCGTACCGAATGGGCCTAAGGCAATCGCATGAAGCAGAACGCACCATTGCTCCCCTCTCCCGCCTGCGGGAGAGGGGAGTATTGACGCATTCGACCTCATGTAATCGCCTCGCAACGCTCTGCCATTGAACTAAGAATCTGCGTCTAATATATGACGCTGCTGTCGCGCCGCCCTGACCAAGCCCCAGCCAAGCTCGCGCTTGATCTGATCCGGGCTGGGTGGCGGAGTGCGTTGCGCCAGGCGTCGCTGCTGCCATGCGCGGACTTGCTCTTTCGTCGGCATAAACGCCTCCAGAAATGCAAAAAGCCACCGCAATGGGTGGCTTGAAATTTTGGTCGAACGAAAGCAACTCTGGAGGTCTCGGCTTAAGGACGCCGCTGCCCTGCTTTCGCTCAAATTATGCTGACCCAACGGTGTTACAGATCGATCAGCAGTGGACAAACTATAAAACATTTTTTTGCGACGTGCAAGCGTTTTTTTCGCATCTTGGCGATTATTACTCAAGCACTGAACCTGTCAAATATGACAGCTTGTAGATTGAGTTGATCGCCATGATGCTTCAGATTTAAGGTACCTTAACACTGGCGCGGCCAACCTCGATCAGTTGGGCATTTTGAAACCCGCATCCATCGTCCCGATAACCCGATTGCGCAATTGAATTGCCGTCCCTGATATGAACATCACATCACGATCGCAACGCGAAGGCCGATTGCACAATCCCACGGGGAATGTTTCTCAGCCAAGGCGAAAAGG